TTTTGACCGAGCGTGCCGGCGTTTTTCGCCTCGGTCGTCACGACGGCCAACAGGACGCTAGACGTCACGGAAAGGTCGAGATCCGCGGCGATCGCAGCGTTGATCGCGCTGGCGATCGTGGCGTCGGTGTCGCCATCAGCAACACCGACGGTGATCAAGTCGCCGCCGATCCGTAGGAAGATCGTCCCGGAGCCGGTCGCCGGACCCGATACGGTGATCGTTTTCTCTGCGGCGAGGCCGCCGCCGGCGTCGTCGATGCCTACGGCGTAAACTTCGCCGTTAGGATCGTTGGCGAAGTAGCGGATCGCCATCCGGTGAAGGATGGACCCGCGACCGGACCGGAGCGCGACGGCCGCCGCGTTTAACACCCGCTCGACGACGCCCTCGACGCTCGGCGCGGCGGTCAGATGCTGACCAACCAGAAGCGAGGTTTCGGGGACGCTTATATCTTGCGCGTCAGCATTGGAGATCTCGAAGTAGGCGAACGGAACTCGAACGTTTTGAGGGACCCCGGAAAAGGTGACCATTGGCTAGCCCTCCCTATTGCTGGCCGACTTGCCGGCTTTCTTGCCGGCCTTGTCGACCTGGTCGCGCCCCTGATAAATATCGCCTGGCCGAGCCGGATCGCTCTTCGGGGGCTTGGCGAGCTCACAGTCGGCGCCGTTGCCGCCGCGAAGCTTGCGGTAATAGTAGGCCTCGGCGGGAACCCACCGGCCGGCCTCTGGAAGCGCCTGCATAGTCCGGTAGTCACGAACCTGGCGACCGGGACGCGGCGCCATGAAGATCCGCGGTTTGGGCGAGCTCGTTCGGTTTGCCATTTCAGCGCCTCTACTGTTCTATCGGTATGGGGTCGGCGGCGATGTCGATCAGGCCGTCAGGTCCGGGAGGGGTGCTTTGCGGGTCGATCATATCGACGGCGAGCCCGATCTCGTCAAGCGGATCAAGCTTCGGAGCCTCGTAAGTGACCCGGAACTTCACGTCGAAAGTGACCAACGACGCTCCTCGGCGCCTGTTCGTTTCGGTCATGGTGATCCCCTCGCCTTGCTGGACCCGGATCCCCTCGACGGAGGCGAAGTGTCCGAGCCAAACGGGATCACACATAAGGGCGTCGATCGCCTCTTGTTCGAAGTCGTCCAGGGCGACCACGAGGAGCTCGTCGCGTTCGTCCGGCGTCGAGGCGCCGACCAATGAAAGATCCTGCGACAGGTAGCATTCGACGACGACCTGATCCACCCGCTGAAACGACGGGCCGCCGCCGACGCTGTCCTTCGTCGAGATCCCGGAGGGCGTCGACACCACGATCCCGGGCATTTCTTTATCCGATAGCTCGCGACCTCGACCGGGAAACACCCGGCCGGCGGCCGACGTCCCGGCGGCGATCAGGCTCGCGACGGTCGCGGCTCGAACTGTGGTTCGGTACGACACGAGTCAGGCCGGCTCCTCGAGTAGGGCGAGATCGAGCTTCGCCGACGTGTTTTGACCGCCAGGCGTAACGTGAACCACTTCCCAGGTCCGGCCGCCGACAACGACGGTTCCGCCAAGCAGGTTCTCAGCGATCCGGATTGGCGACGGCGACGGGCCGACGACCAGGACGCCGGACCCGTCGACCAGGTCGGCGAGGCGAACGTCGAGGACCGGCGTCCGAGCCGCCGAAGCGACGCCCTCGACGATCTCGAGGGACTCGAACGCCTCGTCGAAGATCCCTCGACGGTCCCCGACGCTAACCGTCACGAGGCCGTCGGGGGTCGTATAGGTCGCGTCCTGGCCGAACGCTCGAGCTACAGCCCGGGTGGCCAGGTCCGCGATCCCTCCGGGTCCGGACCATGGCACAGCCGCAGACTACGCCGGAACTTCGACGAATTCGACAAACAGGGTCGCTTTTCCGGCGTCCGGCGCCTCGACGCCGATCGGCCAGTTTATCTGACGCGACGCCGTGAGGCGCTCGCCGAAGTTGGCGACCGCGCCGTCCTGGATCCCCTCATGCCACCCGGCATCCCATACATTCCCGCCGGCCGAGATGGCCGTCGGAGCCACCAGGCCGCCGGCGTCGTCGACGAGGAACCCGGCGCCGATCGTCGCGGCGTCAGCGGTCGGGCTCGTGAACGTCGTTTCGACAAAGTAATAACAGCGGAGCGCTACGGAATTTGCCGGAAAGAACGGGCCGCGAGGGTTCGGGCCGACCTGAAGAGCGCCGGCCGCCACGTCGAGGACGGACGCGACGAGGCCGACCTGGCTCTGCCCTTCCGTCGCCGCGCTGAACGGTCGCCACAAGTACGCGGTCGCATCGCCCATTGTGGTGGGCCTTGCGGCCAGGCCAGCGAACACGGTTACTCCAGGCAGGTTCGACGCTGAGATCGTCCCGGTCTCCGGGTTGAAGTAGAGGCGAACGCCTTCGCCCCATACATCGGCGGCGTTCGCCTTCGTGGCTCGGCCCACGCCGTGAACGAGCAAGTCAAAAAGCGTGTTAGCCGCAAAGGCGACCGTCGAGGCCGCCCAACCGAGGAACCCGCCGACACTAAGGAACTGGCCGGACACCACGCCGGCGGCCGGGACCTGAAGGGACAGGATCTTTCCGGGGCTGTCATAGTTTCTCATGAGTGATCTCGCTCGTGGGTTGTGTCGGCCGCCCGACGGCGGCGCCGTTGTTCCATTGCCCGAAGGCGACCCGTTAGGGCGTCCCGCTGTTCCGCGTTGCGCCTCGGTGGTCTTGCCAGCCGGCGCCGAAGTCCGAGCGGGCGCGCCAGGCGATCCCGTCTACCTCGAACCCTATCTCGATCTCGGAGCTGATAGGCTCCTCTCCCTCGAGGGTTGCCCACTCGATCGTATCGTACTGGCCAGGACTAGCTAGCATGTACCACTGGTCTTCCGACGCATCGTCGAGGCGCGGCTCGGTGATCGCGATCAGGCTCCGAATGTAGGACGGGACCACGTTCGCCGCAGTTTCTGCGAGCTGTCGCTGGTCCTGAAGCTGGTCGATCTCAGTCTCGTATGACGTCGGCGCGATGATGATCCCGGGGCGCACGTCAATATGCACCGGCGCCTCGTTCGGGTCGGTCGCGTCGGCAATAATGCCAGTTTGACGCCGCATCAGGCGACGCATCGCGCCGATCTGGGCGATGGTAGGCGCGCCGCCGCCGGCGCCGATGTCGTTGTCTCGGCCGCCTGCGACGTTGAACACCGGCGCGCCGTCGAACAAGTTCGGGTTGGTCGTCAGGAGCGCAAAAACTATATCGGCATGAAGGCGGTCGCCGGCGGCGCCGAGAAGCTGCGGCATCCGGGTAAAGGCGCGAAGATCATCGTTCACCAGTACTCGACGAGTGATCCCGACGATCTTCCCGAACGTGTCGAGAGCGTAGGTTTCGTGTCCCTCGCCGACCGATCCGCTCTGGAACTCGCCGTGTTCCGTTAGCGGGTCCAGGCTCGGAGCGTGTCCCATTTGGAGGTTGTGGCGCGTCTTGAAGTCGCGGGCCGTCGCTTGCGTTGTGAACAGGCGCCAGGTCCCATTTGCTTCCATGTATCCGCGCCGAAGGTTTTTATCGGCGGCGTCGATCAAAAGGCCGGGGAAGTCGGCCACGGTCAGAAGGCCGCCGAGCCGCTTGTCGCGCGGCATCATCAGGCGTTCTTCCTCGCTAACCCGCGGGATTAGGCAGAGCTTGGCGAGCCGCATCGCGGACAGGCCGTCGGTATTAATACCGCGGGCCTCGAGCTCCATTCGGCCCATTTCGAGGAGCGAGCGGCCGACAAAGCGCGCCGTCCCGTTCGGGTCCTCGAATGAATCGATCGGATGTTGCGCGGGGTTCGAGCGGTGAAGCAGGGCGTTTCGCATGCGGCCACAACGGGTTCCTTCCTCCGTCCGGTCGCCGAGCTCGACGCGCACGCCGCCGGCGACGCGGTCGGCCTCGTCCTTCGCGGCGGTCAGGTCGAAAAACTTGGCCCGAGCGGCGTCGAGGGTCACGCCCTGGTCGACGAACTCGACGGCCAGGCGCTTCGCCTCGGCGTCGCCGAGGAAATGCGCGGCCTGGTCGCCAGCGCTACGGATCCCGGAAACCCGGATCCGCTCGGCCGCGGCGGCCTCGTCACTAGCTCGTCGAATCGCCTCGGACTGGGCGGCGCTTCGCTCGCCGCAAGTGCCTTGACAGCTCTCAACGTCACATCGTCGGCAGGACATATTATCTCCAGTCAAATCTGTTTGAGCGCGGCGCTGAGCCGTCCTCGAGGCAGGTTGGCGGACCTGGTCAACCCATGGGAAGCGGCCGGCGAAGCCGCACACGACACCGTCACAGTCCCGCCACTGTTCAGGATCTTTCGCTCTTTGAGCGCGGGAAAGCTGGCCGGACCGCATACCGACGCCGTCGTCGGCGGCGATCGGAACTAACGATAACTCTAACGGTTCCCACTGGACGGCCTCCCGGATCATCATGGATCCGGACTTCGCGTCGGCGGGAGTTTCTCGCCACTCGTTCACGTTGTAGCCGACGGACCACTTCCCGAGGATCCCGTCGGCGACGTCGGCGACGATATCGGCGATCTCGTCTCGCTTGCTAAAGCGGACCCCAGCGCGTCCCTCGCCGGCGGCGCTGTCGAGTTCGGCCGTTTCGACGACTCCGAGGACGTCCCGGACCGACCAGGCCCAATGAGAGTCGAGGACCTGCGCGCGGTTCTGAAGGCGTCCCAGGTCGACGGCGCCCTCGGCCATGGACAGGCGCTCGACGAACGGCTCGCCGAAAAAAGGATGACGGACGACCTCGGCGCCGGTTGACCAAACGATTTCGATCGTTCGGGCCTCGGCGTTCCAAGTCTCCGGGAGCGCTCGAGCGAGCCGTCGGATCCTGTAACTTTCGTTTCGCTTTGTCATGGGTCCTCGACCCGGAGCGTTACCCGTCGACCTGGTGAACGTCAATTCCGATCCGTGGTCGTCGCCGTCCTCGCCCCCGTCAGACGCCGTTCGCCGTCGGTTTTCGTCTAGTTCTCGACCTCGAGCTCGTCGTTGGTCGGTTCGTTGTCGCCGGCCGGAGGATCGTCGTCTTCCGGCTCGACTTCCTCCGGCGCCGGCGGTGGACTCATTTCCTCGGCCGGTGCCGGAAGTAGGCCGGCCGTCTCAAGGATCTTGTTTTCGGCGACGAGCTCGTCGACGACCTTCCGGAAGTCTTTCCCGCGGCGACCGAGTAGTTCCGTCCGGGTCGCAAGCATGGTGCCGAGCTCCTCGGCGTCGGCCTTTGCGTCCTTCAGACGGTCGACGGCCTCCGGTCGCGGCGGGTGCCACTTGCGAGGCCAGCGCCGGAGCGGTCGCGTCCGGCCCATTAGGCGAGCGAGCTCGACCAGGTCCGGGAGCAGCCCCCCACCGATCGCCGCTTCAATGAACCAGTCGTATAAACGATCGCACAGGAGCGGGATCACGGCGTGCGCGCGAAGTGTGTCGATCGTCCGGTTCCAGGTGAGTTTGCCATAACGGCTCGAGCTAAAGTTCACCTTTTCAAGGTCACCCGTGAGATCGGCATAGGTCATACGGGCGCCGGCGGCGATTCCATGCAGTTCGACCTTTGCAAACTCCGCGTATCCTCCGATCGTGTGAGGCGCGTTGAATTGAACCTCCTTTCCGTCCGGCAGATATAGGATAAGGCCCGGCTCGACCTGTTCGATCGGAACTCCCTCGCTATCGGTTACACGGGTTGGCGCCAGGCCGTCGACCTCGGCGGGGTTTCCGCCGTCGTATTCGTCGCCACCTTTGACCCAGGCAGTAAGGCACGCCTCGATCTTCTTCCGGAGGCGCTCGGCATCCGTGTAGTCGTCAAAGTCGCGCATCCGGCGAATAACCGGAGCGAGCCACGGGATCCCTCGCGACTGTCCCGGCCGTTGCTGTTCGAACAGGTGAGCGATGCGAGCTCGAGCAATCCGGACCGTTGACACGCCGAGCCGCGAGACCCGGGTGTTCCCGTCGTCGCCAGGATGCGACGACAACAAGTGATAAGCCACCGGCCGACCGATCGCGTCGTACTCGACGCCCTGGATCACTTGCGCGCCGTTCGGGAGAATTCGGTTATCTTGATTGTCGAGAAGGTCCGCCTCGAGAAGCTCGAGTTGAAGCGGAACGGCCAGATCATCGTCAAGGCGTCGAGGCCGCCGGCGAACCATGACCTCGCCGGATTCAAACATAGCGCGAGCGCCGAGGGCGACCAGGGCGTCGAACCCGCCACACGCGGACGTTTGACAATCGGGCGACCACTCGTCGAACAGGTCGTTAACAAGCTTGTCGAGCTCCTCGAGGCCGGTCGAGCTCGTCGGCGGGATACCGACGCCGACCGTTGCCCCAACGAGCTTGTCGACGGCGCTCGCCGCGTGCGGATTGTTCCGGGACAGGTGTCGAGCTCGAGCTCGGAGCGACTTCGCCGCCGTTTTGATCTGGGCGTTCGCCGACTTGTTCGAAGTGATCCAGCCGTCGACGCGGCGGCCCTTCGCGGCTCCGTCATAGCCCGACAGGCTTCGGACGCGAACCGGCCGGTCCGCCCTGGCGCGCTGGCCAATACCGCTTCGGAAGGCGCGGCCGATACCGAGGACGCCGCCAAACCAGAGCCCGACCCGGAGCGCGGCGGCGCGAAACAGGTCCCCAAGACCGGAGCCCTTCGGACGCGGGAAGCTCGACAACGCCTCGGCCCTCGAGTTGTACAGACGGACCGGGCCGAGCGCCGGGTCGGGAAGTTGGCGGCGGTCGACGTGTCCGAACCGGCGCCGGCGCGTTCTTGCGTTCACTTGTCCCCCCTCGAGTGTCCGGCCCACCCGGCCGTGACACGCCTTGAACCGGCGTTATTGCAGCGCTGCATCCATCGAAGGGTTGAGCGCATGGCGGCAAGGCTTCGGTATTGCACCCGCTTGTCACCGTGTCCGGTGGACAGGACGCCGGACGCGATCGCGTCGGCGAGCTCCTGGATCTGCGCTTGCGTAAAAGTGATCCCGGCCATGTCTACTCGCGCGTTTTGAGCCAATGGCGCCGGCGGTTCAAGTGTCGCGACGGCCGGGTCGACGCCTTCGTCGACCTGGTCGGATCGTCCGGAGCGCCGCCGAGCCTGTCAAGCATTCGCTCGAGCGTCGTCGCCCGTAGTTGCATCCAACCGTATACCGCGGCCGTTGCGTAGACGCGATTATCAAGGGCCTCATTCCGGGCGCCGTCGGGCTTGACCCACCGGAACACTGGCTGTCCTCGAACGTAGTCTAAAACCCGGGATTCGGACGTTAGCTGGTCGAAGTAGTCGAGATCTCGACCGAGCGGGAAGTGACAGAACCCGCGACCCGGCTCGAGGATCTCCAGCTTCGAATAGGTCCCTTCCTTCAGGCCGTCTACCCCGACCGTAAACAGGTCGATCTTCCCTTTGTTCCGACGGCTCGGCCTTCGGGGCCAAGGCTTGCGACCCTCGCCGCCGCGGCCGACGATCCCCCATACCCGAGTTCCCTTTATCCGCTGGCGCGATGTCACATAA